TAAGTTTCATTAACAGAGAATACATCGTAGGTTATCATCTCTACTATATCATTTAAACTTGCACCTGTTACTAATACAACACTTGTTCCACTTGTTGCAGCATAATCTGTTCCTGCTTTTAACAAGACTCCATTTTGATATACATCCATATATAAACTGTCTGTATAACTAAGTGTTAATGAGTTGGCATCACTACCACTGAATGTTGTTTGTGATGCAGTTGCTTGGTATACGAATCTATTTCTTACACCTCTGCTTGGACTTTTTCCTATGTATGCCATATTATTTTTCCTATTATTATGCTACTGCACCTGTTCTTGTTCCATTTGCAGTAAACGTAGTATTTGAGTTACCATCTAAATATTTACCTGCGTCACCACCTGAGCCTCCACTTCCGTAGAATCCTCCTGCATCTCCATTTTCACCTGCTTGACCCGGACCACCTCCTGCTCCACTGTCAATGCCTCCTGTACGACCTGTGCCACCTGCTGTAGAAGTTCCTGTGCCACCTGTTTGACCAGAGCCAACACCTCCACCACCCGGACCTCCAACAACACCTGCTCCACCTCCACCACCAGAGCCACCTGCTCCAGAGGCATCAATGTCACCTGCACCACCTCCACCACCTCCACCTATAAGGCTTCCGTTAGTGTTATCAATGACTGTGGTCATTGTGGTTTTTAGTGCTGTTCCACCATGTCCACCATGTTTATTTGTTCTACCATCTGCGTTAGTGGACTGTCCATTATTACCATCGTTGTTTCTACCACCACGACCACCTGCTCCTTGTATCGTGCCATTATTGGTAATATTTAATTTAGAACCTGATGTTGCAAAACCTATCGTGCCTGTTTGAAAAGATGGTGTTGTATGAGAGGTAGAACCTATAACAACTCCTGAATTTATAGTTACGTTTATAGTTACTTTTGAAGAACCATCATAACCAAGATTATCTTCTATATGAGTTTCTAAATTAAAATCATTTACACTAGCACTTATAGTAAAACTAATTATGTTTTCAGGATTAGCAAACCATTGTGATGCATTAGGACTAGAATTAAAAGCCATTAACTAAATGCTTTCTGAACTGCTCCAATTTGTATTGAATTAGTTGCTTTTACAAAATAAGGCACAACATCTACAGAATTAGCTCCTGTAGATAAAGTAATACCACTACCACCTGCAGATTCATAATCTGTTCCTAGTGTTAATGTTCTACTTCCTGTACCATCTTGAATGCATACAATTACTCCTGCCTGTCCTACATTCTCTGTGGAAGGATTAGCTAAAGTTACATTGCCTGTGAAAGTTAATACAAAATTAACATAAGTGTCAAAGTCTAATGTAACTGAACCTGAATTACTTGTGTCAGTAAGTGTAGAACTTGTATAGTCTATACCTTTAGCTCGTACTCTAGTTAAAGCCATTATTTACTCCTTATGCGTAAGGACTTGCACCCAATGTGCTTGTATCCCAAGCTGCTTTTAATTTAGCAATAGTATCTGCATCTGAAATTGCTTTTGCTGCAGGTGCATCTCTAAGTGCTTTCTTTTTATTTACACTTGCAGTTTTTGCACTTGCATCATCGGCTTCAAGAGCTTTCATATAAGCTACGTCTTCTGCCTCTAGTAGAGGTGCTCTGACTTCTCTGATTTTATCTTGAAATATCTTTTTAGCTTCTGTCATATCTTCGGTAATAGTCGTACCTGATGTAACCCAAGCATTTCTAAAGTGTCTATCAGAAGGCATTTTAGCTCTTGATGCTTCTAACGTATTGCCTTTCATATCATTAATATATGTTGCCATGTTTATCTCCTTATTAGGCTACTTGTTCAGTGGCATGAACATCTTCGTCAATCTTCCAAGCATTTCGCCACACTCTTGTACTTGGAAGTTGTTCTTTTCTACATATAACTAATCTAGGTTTATTAGCTTTTTCGTAGTCTCTCCACACTCTTTGTGGTATATCTTTCATAATTAAATATTCTATTGCTTTTTCTTCTGTCATTGCATCAATAGGTTTAGTATTATGCAGTAAATAACCTCTTGTGTGTTTTTTAAAATCAGGTTTAGCTTCATCTTCTGCTAATGCCCAATAAACTTCTACAGGTGGTAATATGCCACCTTGCAATGCACAAGCCATCCAATTAGGGTCAGGCACTGTTATCTTTGCACATTCTTCAGGTGCATCAGGGTCTTCCCATACTATGCGATAATCAGATTGTTTGCCTTCTAACTTTTCTTTCGCCCAACACAATCTATCCCAAAGATGTGTGCCTTGAAATTCAGGTGTTTTTATTGTCATGCTAAATCTCCCATAACTGCTGTCCACAATGCACCATCAGCATCATTAGCAGATGAACCATTCATTCCTACCAGTTCAAACTTTTCTGAGTCGTAAGCTCCATCCTCATCACTATGCACACTCATCTCATCGTTATACCCATTACCATCTCTCTTCAAACCCAAAACACAGTAGGTACTATTATTCATAGTATTTGTAAAATTAAACTGGGTTCGCCCTGTACCATTGTCAGTAACACTTCCTAAATTAAAGCTATCATCTATAACATGAGTACTGTCTGTTTGGTCAACAACACCCCACATTTTAGATACACCATTAAAAATGTAACTTGTATCAATAGACTTTTCAGAGTTAGTATTAACTTGGTCAGATGTTGTTAATGTATCAAATGCTATTGTTCCGTGTGCCATTATGCTAAGTCTCCTAATGTTTGAGCAGTTGGAGATTCCCAATCATCTGCTGTTGTAGTATTACTTGCACAATGTAAATCAAAGGATGTAGTAGTTTTTTCTAAAGATGCAGGACCTTGTCTACCTTGTGCCGAACCATCTTCGTCATATGCACCACCTGTTGTTACAGAAAAAGTGGCATTGTTCATATTATTTGCAATAGTTACTGTGTAATCCCCTGTTCCATTATCTGTTATAGATGTATTATTAAACGAGTCAGTTACAGCAATAGTGCTTGTGCCATTCATAAGAATCCAATGTTTAGCTAAACCCTGTTGTAAGTTAGTCGTAGTAGAACCACCCTCTCCTGTAACAACAATGCTACCTGCAGAGGTTTTACCCGTAAAGGTGTTTGTTATTAAGGTACTCATGCTAGGTCCCCCACTATCCCTGCTCCAATATCTCTATCTACTGCACTACCATGACTACCAGTAGCAACTTGACCAGATTTCAACACATAATAAGTTGTTGCTTGTCCATCTGAATGATTTGCCCTACTACCATGTAATACTGTTTTTGAACTTGATGTAGAAGTATATGGATTCATTTGTTGTAAAACTGGAAAAACAGCATTAGCCATATTATTTGTAAAAGTAATTGTGTAATCACCTGTTCCATTATCTGTTAAGGATGCTTGATTTAAACTATCGTGAACAGTAGTTCCATCTTCTTGCATTACCCATGCTTTACATAGACCTTGTACAAGATTTTGTGTAGTACTTGTGCCACTATCAGACTCATAGACAGATGTATTTTTAATTCTTATGTCTGTTCCTAGTGAACCACCAGTCTTTCTTATTGTATCTACAAATATTTCACTCATAATGTAACTAGCCTTCCACCTGATTCTATAGTTAATGTTATACCACTATCTATTGTAATAGGTCCTGTGGCATTTGCGTTCTCTGTAGCAAGTATTGTTATATTAGTAGAAACATTTTGAGAGTTGGTTCTAAATAAACCACCAAGTTTAAAGTTACCTTTATTCTCTGCTGCAGGGGATATTGATTCTCCTGCTAATTCAAGGAAATATACAAAGATATTGTTTGTTCCACTAGAAGGAGCTGCAGTAAAAGTAAGAGTAGAGCCATCAGGAACAGTATAAGCAGCACTATCTTGAACAACACCATCAACCGATACAAGTATATCTTGGACATTGCTAATTGTTCTACCTAATGCAAATGTGGTATCACTGCCATCTCCATTAAATCTCACAACAGCAGGTGGATTTTGAAAGTTGGCTGCAAGTTGATTACCTATGTAAGGCATTATGTAATCTCCATTATACTCAATGCACCTGAAAGTTTATCAGCTACGGAACAATCAACCTTTAGAATATCGGTAGTTTCTAATATTACTTTACCACCTGATAATAGTTCTAAGGATGAGCCTACAGGAATAGGTACATCTTTTGCTAA